CCCAGATGAATTAAAATAAACTTCTCCACATGCTAAAAATGAATCACTATTATAATCGTCATAACTTTTATAATAAAGATCTGAACGTAGCGTTCCATTTTGTTTCCATGTTTTTAACTCAAAATCTGATGTATTCTCTACTCAAATTGTTCCAACATAGTAATTATTAACTATTGAAGATGGAACAAATTTAAATTCTAATACTCCTCCAGCTGGAAGTAAAATTTGAGAAGCATTAAAAAGAATTGGTTCATCATAACTGAATAGTAATCTACCATTATAATAACCACAAATTTTAATAGATTCATCATCGTTTCCATTATCAAATGGATATATAAATAATTGTTTATCCGACTTATTATGAATTACTCCCGAATACGAATCATCAATATTTAATTGATATTCAGAAGCATTTACTTTAAGAGTTACATCTTCGTGTATCGTTGGCGAATATATAATTTCAGAATATAATGAATCTAGTATATGTGGATCAGATGACTGAGTAAAACTATATTGTTTAATGTTTTGAATAATAGCATTATTAATTTTAATGTTAGTTAAATCAACACTTCCATCACTACCAAACTTAATCTTTCCAGCAGCCATATGTCCAGCTCCAGTTCTAAAATCAAATAGTATATTTGGAGTAAACTCACCTTCTGTAGGAATTTCTGGATCAAAGTTTTGATATTGTGTAGATATTTGTCCACTTGCATCAATACCTTGTTGGCTAAACATATAGTTTCCATTAAATACAGCAGATCCAATAAGACCGTTAGCGATAATCCCAATTTTAGTATACAGCGCCTCAAATGCATCTAATTTAACTCAACTATTACTAGTATCAGTGCTAGGAGATTCATTACTGTGTAATGTTCCTTGCCAAGTTCCTACTATGTTTAAAACATAATAGTTAGCATCATTAGAATCATATACATAAGGAGTTTTATCTGCGGTTCCTTGATATACAGTATTAACATTATAAATACCTTCAGGATAAATTATTTGTCCTTTAGAACCATTCTCTCCATTTAATCCATTAGTTCCACTTAATTTAGTAGGAGTACTTCAACTACCTTCAATTGTACCAACTTTATCAGTGTTACTTGTATAATTTACTCTAGCTTGAATAAACCAAATATAAGGAGTCTCTTCAGTTGGAGTTGGAACCGCTAAATCCCAACCTGTTGGCTGTCTTGTTGTTCCAGGAGTACTTGTTCCTCCATAAATAGTTGTAGTTCCTAAGCAATAACGAACTTCAATACCAATTCCAGGTAACCCATCAACTCCATCTTTACCTGCTGGACCAGGATCACCAGTAATTCCAGGTTCTCCTTTTATTTTGGTTCATTTATAGTCAGAAGGATCATCACTATCATTTATATTATAATCTACATAAATTCCAATTCAAGCACCTGGATCTTCTCCATTGTTACCTGTAAAGGTTACACCTCCATCATTAGAGTATTTAATATGTAGATAACTTGTTTTTCCATCTTCTCCGTTAGTACCTGGGATTCCTTGTTCTCCCTTTTCTCCTTGAATTCCTTCAAATCTTGCCCAAGTATAGTCAGAGGGATCTGTACTATCTGCTTGAGTAAAATCTACATAAGTTCCAATATATGTACTTGGAGTTTCAGTCATTTGACTTGAAGAAGTAGGGTTGGCAACAGCAGAATATTTAATATGAAAATATGTAGTTTTTCCATCTTCTCCTGGAGTTCCAGGAATTCCGTCTGTACCATTCGTACCATTTTCTCCACTTATAACAACTGGAGCAGTCCAGTTTGTATTTAAAGTATCATCAGGATTAATAGTTGCTGTAGTCATCCAGAGATATCCATCTTTAGATTTTTCAGGAGGAACCACAGACCATCCTGAAGGAGTTCTTACTGTTGCGTTTAATGTAGGAGGATTTGAATTACTTGTATTTACAGCAAATCTAAATTCTGTAAATTTGCCATCTTGAGCTTGGCCATCTCTACCATTAACTGGTATTACTTCTGACCATTCAGTTACAAGTCCTGTTTCTCCATTAACTGTTCCAATACATTGCCACCAGTTTCCACTAGTTGTAGGATAATCTTCCCATTCAGACGGACTAGGACTATTTCCTGTAGGTTTTGATGGTTTACTATCACTTAATTTATAAACGTATGTTTTCCAATTTGGTATTACTGCATCCTGTCCCTTTTCTCCTGTCATTTGAACAGGATCTGACCATTCTCCAACAAGAGTAGAATCTCTAAAAGATGCTGTAATTGACCATATAATTTCAGAGGATGTGTGAATTGGAACAACTGTACTTCATACAGAACCAGGATTTGCATTAGTTTTATTTACAACAGGAGGAGTATTGACACTTCCACTCTTTGCATACATTAACTTAATACCTAATCCATCCTCTCCATTAGAACCATCAGTCCCATTTGTTCCGTCCTTGCCATTCTCTCCATCTTTACCATCAGCTCCTTTAGGTAATCCAAAACTAAATTTAAATATATCTCCTTCTAAAACTACATTAGCATTAGCTTCAGTTGTTGAAGAAACACTAGCTACTTCTGCATCAAAATTAGGAATTTCTCCGCCTTCAGAAATAGTTTTTCATTCTGTATCATAATCTGCATCAGATTTTTTAACTAATGCTTGACCAGTAGTTCCTCCAGGAATTACTCCAATTCCATCAGAGCCATTCTTTCCATCAGTTCCATTTTGCCCAGGATCACCTGTAGCTTGGCCTATATCTTGTCAAGTTTGACCTTTATCCATTGAAAGTAGTCAACGACCGTCTTCAATTTTTAATTGTGGAGTAATACCATCAGTTCCACTTGGTCCGATAGGACCAATATCGCCTTTATCTCCTTTTTGACCTTTACCACTATTTCCCATAATAAAAGCTCAATACGGATTAGATTCTACACCAACAATTATATCGTCTTTATAAATTAGATTCGGCTTATTTCATTCTGATGATAAATGACCTCTTAGACAATACAATAAAGCTCCTTCACAAGATATAAAATCAATAATATGTTCATCGTTGAAATAATGAGTGTTTGGAGTTCAGGCTCCTGCCATCTTAAAAGATGTTCCTCTATAAAAATCTCTAGAACTATACATTCTATAATAGTCTTGAGAATTTATTGCATTATCTATGATTACATTAACATTAGATCTCTTCATAATATTGAATTATTTTGATTATTTCATTATTAGTTGGATTACCGTGTTCAATATAATCAATTGCATTAATTAATTCGTTCATTGTAAATAATGCTTTTTTATCAGGTAAATGCCCAATATTAATATTAATTAATTCTTGAACAAATATTTTATATAATTCATTATATAGAATTTCCACAACCACAACTATTATTTATATTACCTAATTCCTCTCCACATAAAGAATTACATGAAGATAAATTATCTAATATTCTTTGTGCTTCTGTAAAGTTCCCCATATCTTTTAGATAATCAAACACATACATAGCACTTAATAAGAAATCTCTGCGATTCCTTAAATTTTCATCTGTTTTACATTTATCATAACTACATATTTTACTATTATTCAACAGTAATTGCCGTTGCAAATATACTAAACATCTTTGTAATTTGCAAACACTAAAGACATTTTTTATTGGACAATAGAAAGTTTGTGAAGCCTTATTTTCTTGCACAAATTCATATGCTTCTTTATAATCAATAATTTCAGAACTTTCAATTACTTCGTCTAATGTATATCCTTCCTGGTCTGTAATATTAGATTTATAAAGATCTCCATTAAAAAAAAATAATTCATCTATTAAATTAATATATTTATCAGGCTCTTTATCGTCTTGAAAATGCATTAATTGTGGAACTACTAATTTATAATAAGAATAAGTTCCATCAACATTTAATGTAAATTCAGATGCAAATCTACTTAAATAGTGTCCTCGATTATGTAATTCCTTTCTTATTTTTACTGATTCTGGGAGTAAATTTTCATCAGTATTATAAGATAGAAATTCTAACATTATATACTGACTTAAATCTACACCTAAATAATCACTATTATCTACAGCAATTAATTTACAATCAGATCTAACAATTACATCAATATTTATTTTTTTATTCATATTATACAACTTGTTTTATTTTATCATTATAAGGATTAGTATCAACTGTTTCTGCAGCTTGAATTTGAACTTGTTGCTGTTTTGTTTCAATAAGTTTATCGTTATAATCCTTATCGTTTTTAACTTTTTCTCTTTCAATAGCTACTTTTTCAGCTTCAAGTTGTAGTCTAGCTTGACTATTTTGTTTAAGTTGATTTTGTGATTGACCTAATTCCCTTTGTAATTGTTCATTTTGTTTCTGTAACTGTTGCAGATTTTGTTCATATTGCTGAAGTTGTTGCTGCAACTGAGAAACACTATTATTTTCTTCCTTCTTAACAGCAGTAGCTTTAGCTACATAACGTTTAAGTTCGGACATACTATTGGCAGTTGCAATACTTACTGCCATATCGGGATCTGACATTCCAGCTTTAATTAATTCAATATTAAGAGCCTTTACAGTTTCCATATCTTTAAAAGACTTAGAACTATCCTCAATATGTAAATCAAAATCTGTAAGTGTATAATGTTCAGGAAGTGCAGTAAATATTCTTGAATATTTATTACCTAACACAATAGTACCAGTAATACCATTTGGATATACTAATTTAGCTAAATTAAGCATATCATAATTAGCTTCTTTATAAATTATATCCATGGTTTCAAAATATTGTTTAGTTAATAAACCTGACATTTTAACTCCAAGTTGAACATTAGATACAGCATCTCTCTGTTCATATTGAGCTAACCTCTCAGGTAACACTCCTGTAATTGAAGAAGCTTGTTGTTCTACAGCTTGAATAGCTAATTGAATACCTTGAATAGCTTGAGCTTTAACTGTATCATCAAATCCATTAAAAATAGTATTAGGCATACCTTCATTACCTTCCTCCTTACTATTTATTAATGCTAAGCCATTCTTTTTATATGCTTGTCAAGCTTTAACTCGATCTGTTAATTTTTCACCTAAAAAC